ATTATATGTTGCATTACTTTGAAGATAGAACACACCTTTTAAAATACCATTGGCATCTGTATATAAAGGATCAGAGGCACCTCCTGAAGCTGTCTTTCCACTATATGTTAAACCTCCATCAGATGGAAAAGATGTTGAAGAAGTAAACTTTTCTCCAGGTTCTTTTAATATAGAGTTTCTTCCTGCATTTTCGAAATCGCTCTTGCTATAACTTGTATTGACCCACTTAGTAACTTCTTTAGCTCCAAAGAACATCCAATGAGGTGTTGAGGGTCTAAGACCTACAAACTCAAAGTAAAAGAACTTAGGCCTATGGATGAATATTTTAGAATAACCAAGTTCTTTGGTTACTGTAATATCACGGGTTCTTGTTTCATATGCCATATTTTTTATCCGTTAATTCATTTGCGATGAAACAGTATCGACTGCAGCAAATGGTGTGTCTCTATCTGATTGGAAATTTTTATCTCTTAATGTTCTAACTGTAAATGCATCACCTTGAGGTGTAACAGTAGCAGATCCTATATGTTGAGCAATAGCAAATTGATTTACATTTTCAAATCCTGTTGCTGTTAACTGGCTAAAGTCTGCAACTTCTTCTGTGTAAGTTGGCCATATAGTTTGGCCTTTTCTTACTGTTGTGTTTAGTGATAAATCTGAATCATATGCAACACCAATGCCTTTATAGTAAACACCACACATCATTTGGCCAATTTGTTGTAGTAGTGCTCCTCTATAATCTGGGTCTGCGATGTCTGTCTGAACATTGCTATAAAAACCATCACCTGACAAACCTTGAGTTGATCTAATTAAACCAGTGTTAGGATCGACAACTTGTACTTCAGCAAGATCTTGTTCAGTTGCACTTAATGTTGTAAACTCTTCAACACTTTCTATTCTTTTTTCTAGCCTTCTAATATCTTCCATCTTATAACCACGATGATCCATAGTACGAATAGTAACATCGTTTTTGTTAAGTGTAAATGGATGGAAAATTACTTCATGTAAAATTAAATTCTCAGGTGGAATTCCAGTTGGGAATTGTAAAGTTTTGCTTGCTATTCCTTTGTGATAATTAAGAGATCCGTTAGGACTTAATGATATTACATCTAACCTTGGGTTCCAATATTTTGCTGAAGCAATATTCACAGTATCATCATTCCGAGGTAGTTTTTGTACTCTAGATATACCACCAGAAAACTTATTGTTAGCTGGATTCTTCATAGGTCTTACATCTATAACATCAGATAATCTAAATGTGTATCCAGTGTTTGAAAAATAGTAAGGAATCTGATCATAGGTAATACCTACATATGATTTTGCATCAAAGTAACCAATTTTATTAGTAGTTGGTGTATCATGTGTGAAATATTTGTAACTTACATTTACTGTACCACCTGGTGCACTTACACCAGCTTTTAATGTTGCTTTACCAGCATCATAGTAATTATCTCTTTGACCATTATCCAACTTAAACTTGTAAGTGATATCTTCACCGGTTTGATCATCTTCAATTTTTTGGAATTGGAAAATGTCAGTCTTTGTTAGTGTCAATTCATTATTGCTTATTGATAAGTTTGAATCAACAAAGAATGTTCCATCTGAAGGTGTAAGTGTTTTTTCTAATCTCTCAACTTGAGCAACTGGAAATGTTTCATAAGCTAGTAAATGAAATGCTCCATCAGGAACACCAGTTATAGTTGCTGAGCTAGATCCAGAACCTCCTGCAGTAATTGCAATTGGTGATGTTAATGCACCGCTACTATCTACTGAATATATCCATTCTTCAGCATCTGCAAATGTAGCACCTGTTGTAGCATTAACTGAAGTAGTTGCACCAGACTTAGTACCAGTAATAACTTTTTGTACAGTCATTGTTACATCATCAGCAGCATTTGCTCTAAAAGTTTTTAACGGAAACAATAGAGTGTTTTGATCTCTATCAAATATTGTGTATTGACCACTAACTGGTTTTACGTTAGCAAAATTGTCTGCATCAATACCAAATGATCTCACAGAACTTAAAGACTGACTTGAATTCATTTGCACATCAAAGACATGAGTTCTAAAATCGTCACCAAACTTATCTAAGTTTCTTACTCTAGCTTCACCTATTATTGATCCAGTTCTATCTCTTTGGTTGAAAAGATGGATATGTCCATAGGAATCATCAAACCTACTAATCATTCCAAATGTAGAATCTTCTGATGATAGAAAAAAGTTTCCGTACTTAGCAGCAATAATTTCACCAGCAACTGTGTTTAAGTTGTCTACTACAGTATCATCATTTGGTTTTCTAACTCTAAACGGAACATTGTAATCTCTTTCAATTCTGTTTCCTTTTACAAATGCTACACCAGATGATATTTCAAGTGAAAGGAAATCAGTAGAAGCACTATCTTCTGATATAGTTAAATCAAATTCTCCTTTGGGATTAGTTTCTATAAAGTCACCAGTAATACTAGTTGTTCTAGCAGCAATGATATCCTGAACACTACCTAGAATATTACTTTCTGTTTTAACAACTGTAACACTACCGTTAACTATTTTGAACACTTCATAGAAAATATCATCAATAGTTGTATCTTCTTTCTTAGTAAGTGTAAGGAGTATCTGTAGTCTATCTGCACCTGGTGATGTTAAGTTAGGAGTAGAACCTGAGTTATCATAAAGAGCTACATTATCACTTGCAGTGACTATTTGTTCTGTTACTTTGAAACCTACAATGCCAGAGTATTCATTACTTGTTGCACTCAACACTAATGTCTGAGCCTCAGTAGTAACTAAGTGACCACCAACATACGTATCAAAAGCTGGAGTTTCTATTAACGAAGATCTACCTACTGCATCATTCGTATTGAGTATAGTAGCATTACCAAGTGTAGTTGTAATAGTTGTATTCTTAGTAAATGTATTAGATAAGGATGTGTTACTAGCTATAGAAGCAGATGTTCCATCAGACTTTTGTAACCTTACAATCAATGTTCCTGGAGGTGTACTTGAAGATGTATTGTCAGGAATAACTGCTTTGACGTCTGCATATATTACAGTGTTATGGTTTATCTCAGTTCCAACTAATCCTGTATATCCAGATGGCAGAGCAGATACTTTTATATAAGTGTAGGATGCAGCTTTAGCACCTGAAGCTAGAGTACCAGAGTTATTAAATATTGCACCTTCAGCAACGACAAACTTTGCTAGTCGTTCTAATTCGGTTTGAATAATAGTTTGCATTTGAGTAAGCTCACGAGCTTGTAATGCTTTACCATTATTAAAAAGAATACGATGATAGTGATCACTATCTCTAAAGTCGTCATTATACTGACTTAGGAATGTGTTCTTAGATACGCTAGTTGCCATTGTATATCCTTAAAGTTGTATAACTAATTTTATATCGTCTGCACTTGCACCTGTTCTTGGTTGTGCAATATCATTACTTATGAACAAAACATCTCCAGAAAATCTATCAATGTCTGGTTCTATATGATGTAAATCAACAGTTCTTGTAAAGGCTCCTCCACCAATGCTTATTACTTCACCGACTCTGAAAGGAGTAAATCCTGTGTACTCAGTTTGATGATACCAGATTGTTGAATCTTCTATGAAATCAATCCATGCTTCAGCATTACTATCACCTGTCACTTTAATATCAGAAGCAAAATTATATCCATCTGGAATAGGATCTGTTACTGTAATTTTTCTTAATATTGTTCCAGAAGTACCTTGAAATTTTACACCAGCACTATCTGTTGGATTTCTCCAAAGACCTACTTGACGATAATCTTGGTTGCCAGTAACAAACTTACCATCTACATCACCCTCTAGTTTTATATTAAACATCATTGCAGTAGCTCTCAAGTCTTCTCTTGCATCAGCACCAAGTCCATCCTTATGAGCAAATATTGGAACTATTTCTGCACTATCGTTACCAGTAGATGTTGTTATTCTAACATTAGCAAAGTTATATCCAGATCCCATTTGATCAGCTATTGTTGGATAACCAGAAGTTCCTACTAATGCACTATCTCCAACTTCTACAGCAGTTATAACTCCTGAAGAAACAATTAGTCTAGCTTTAGCTCCAGTTCCGTCTCCAACAACAGTTAATGTATCATTAGAGTCATAACTTTGGCCACCATTCTCAACTCTATAACCAATTATCTGTCCAGGTACTGCAGCATTCTGTACTGTGTATTGACCAAAGTATGCATCAGACGCACTTGCAGAATCTATCATCTTTTTGACTGGCATAAAGTTAGAAGTAACAAATGAGTTAACATCAGCTACAGATATTGTATACAAATACTTCCAAACATATCCATCAGCTTCAATAGGTAAAGTTGTGTCTGTATGATCTGGTTTAACTGTAGATACTTGTACTGTTCCTAAAGAATCTTTACCAGTTCTTATACAAACATATACATTGTTATCAAGAGTTTTTACATAGTATGTTGTTGCTGGGTGGCCAACTACATCATCGTTGTAGGCAGAGTATTGAGTGTTGGCAGTCCACTCATCAACAGGTACAACAAATGAAAATGCTTCTACAGCTTTTGCTGATTGAGCACTGTATCTAAAGTTTCGTTCTTCTCTTTCATCATTAACAGGATTAACTACAGCATCTAATGAACCAGCAGGATTCCACTGTTGAGATCTACCAATAGCTACGTAATAGTAGTTATCAGAATCTCCTATCCTTGTTCCTGTAGCTTCATCAAATACATGAGTCAGAAACTTTCGTTTTATTTTATCTGAAATAATTGCTGCCATTGTTTTTACCTATTATGTTATACTTGCTGTACCACCAACTTTAAACCAATTGGTGCCATCAAAGATAAGAGTAGCTGTTTCTGAAGCTGTAAAGTCAATTGTAGTTCCTTGTAAAAAGTTACCTGGTGTAATTGTTTGAGTACCTGAACTTGTATCTCTTATCACATGTAAAATTGTTCCTGTTACTTCTGCGTCATTTAGTGTAACTGTTGATCCAGTAGCACCAGCTAGTTTAATTATACTAGCAGTTATATCTGTCCCACCACTACCAATAGTTGCTCCTGGAGCTACTGATTGAATATCTGATGCATACTTGCTAAGCTTAACTACTTTGTTACCTTTAGCATCAATGTCTATACCAACGTTTGTACTTCCACCAACAGCTGACAATACAATATCTGAACTTGCAGAATTTTGAACTCTTAGTCTGTTATGTGTACTACCATGACTGTTAGCAGTCAACGATATAATTGGATTTCCTGATGAGTCACCAATAAATTCTTCTACATTAGGTTTTGTGACTGTGGGTGAGGTAAGTGTTTTGTTAGTAAGAGTTGCTGTTACTGCATTCATTACTAAAGTATCACTATCAGATAATCCTGGAATATTAATTTTATGGTCTGCTGTTAATGCTCCAGCAATGAAGCTATATGAATGACTTGCATCATTATCTTTTAATGATATACCTTTCAAAACTGGATTATTAATTGTTGCACTGTCTAACGTCTTATTAGTAAGAGTTTGATTTGCTGTATCGACTACTACATTACCAGCTGAGTCTGGAAAGTCAATGCTTATCTCAGAAGCTGGGTCTGCAGCACCTATCTTGGTACGAAAAGAAGTTCCTAAAATATCTAAACCACTATCAGACAACTGAGTTGAATTTGCTGTAAGACCTAGTGAGTTGTAAATTTCAGTAAAGTTAGAATTTATTTTCTTTGCAGCTGCACGTAAAGTATCTCCAGTGCCATCGTTAGCTGCTGTACCAGTGTTTATCGTTTGTCTAGCCATACTTAATCTCTTTTGAGTTTAGTTAACATTATTTATACGTGTTTGAATCATGGTCCAGTTGGGAAATGAGCAGAATCTGCAGAATTTGATGATGAATCAAATAGTGTTCTGTATCTACCTTCATCCATAGTTTTGAATACCAATAGACTTGCACCAGAGTCTTGGTCGAACATAGCTGCAACGTGATCTGAATCGTCCATTGTAAGTGAGTTTGGAGTCATTATCTCTCTGTATGTAAGTGCTGGTTTATTACTGTCACCAAGAAGTAATGAGAATGGAGTACTACCAACTCTATCTGTATGTAGACCTGCTTCTGATCTTATCATTCCAATACCACCGCTATCACCTTGTTCAATTAATGTAATATCTGCACCTACCATTGTAGAACTGATACCTGTTGTAAAAGGTTCACTTACAAAGGTAGCTCCTACAGGAATACCACTACCTGATTCTCTTAGACTTCTTATAACATTTCCATTAACAAGTTCTAATACAAGTTCTCCAGCAATGTGAGCTCCAGCTGGATGCACAAACAGTTTGTATGTTTCTAACCAGTTTGCAATAGGAATATCTGATTTAATCAATACAGAAAGAACTTGATATTTTTTATCGTCTGTTAAGAATCTCTGAGACTCTGAACCAAGCTCGCCAGCTGTTTGTTTTATTTGTTGACCAGATGTATTGATACTATCAAGATTATAATCTATATCAGGTCCAACAAGAAATATGTTCTCTTTAGGATATAGTATCTGAGGATCAGCACCAAAGAAACCTCTGAAGAATTGTTCTATAGAATACTTTGTACCTTTAGATCTGTAAAGCTGATTACTAAACTTGATAGCTTCTCTTTTGTTTAAAAATCCTCCAAAGTAAGCTTGACCTAATAGTAGTTCATCTTCTAAGTAAGTTAATAATTCTTCTGGAACCTGAGTTGCATCTCTGTTCTTATAAAGATTATTAATCTTGTTACCTGGATTACCTTCTTCTTCTAACCAATCATAGTAAGCATCAAATAGTTTTATTAAGTTTGGAAAATCTTCTTTGAAGTACTCAGGTAAAGCATTCTCTACTTCTGAATGTTTTAAGTTCAGAAGTCTTCTGTTATTATCGAGCTTTGTTTTATCTAAGTACTTTGACATTAGTTAGTGGCTTCTGTAAGGACTGTAGTTACAACTGATCTATCTGCATCAAATACAAGTCTTTCGTTTCTTGTTGGATCAACAACACTTTGATTTGCTGGTACTACAGATAACTTAATTAGAGTTTCACCTCTTGCAATGTTAGTTGGATTGAAATAGTTGATAGTAACTAACCCTGTGCTTGGATTATAACTTCCAAGATTGTCTGTTATTACAGTACCTCCAGCAGCAGTAACAACTTGTAATGTTGTACTACTTAATTTATTTTTTATAACACATGTTTGTCCATCTAAAGTAAATTCATTAGAAGTAACAGTAAATGTATCATCATCAGCTGCTGCAATTGCAACTGGGAATAACAATTCTTGACTAAGATCATTTTTAGCTTTAGTTAATTCATCTACAATATAAGTTGATGTGTTATTAGTTAAATTGTTATTGATCATATAATTTGCTGCATCAAGATAGGCTCTTTCTGTAACATACTCTAATATCTCATTTACCTGATCGTTAGTAAGAGTTGTGTTAGCGAGAGATTTGATAACTGTAACTAATGTTGGTGCAGATGGAGTAAACCTTTGTTGCATTCTCACATCAGCTCTTGATGATAATATAGCAGCACTTGATTCATCTATTTCTGTTAACATTCCTGATCTTCTAAATGCTTGATTAAATCTCCCAACATTAGTGTTAAAGTAATCAGCAATAGAGTTTTGTACATTGTTTCTTATTGTATTGACTGAAACATCTGTAAGTTTAGGATTAAATTGGAAGAATGTATCTACTTCTATAAATGTTGTTACTGGTTCTATAAATCTTAGATTAAATGATACAATTGACAATTGAGCTGCAAGGTCAAGTATTGCTGCTTTAGTAGATGTCTTTGTTTCTTCTGAGACATCATCGTTAAACAATATAGATGTGTAGACAGCTCCAAACTCTGGTTTAAGTGCATCTTGTCCACCCCAAGAAACAATATCACTTATCAATGTAGAATAGTTTCTAAGAATAAGTGAGGAGTAGTCAGCAGCTGTAACCATTCTATTTTGAGTAGCATATCTGAAAGGAGCGTTAGCTCTTATTGATTCAATGGATTCTTTTGCCTGACCACCAGTTGAGTTTGACCAAGTTCTTACTATTAGATCCTCTGCAATAGAACCACTCTGGAATGTTGCGTTAGGAGTGAATAGTGAAGCTCCGTTAGCAACAGTTCCTTTAGTAGATAAGTATTGAACTTCTATTCTATTACCACTTGATGGAGGTTTACCTAATGTTGATCCATCTCCAAATGATAATTCAAAAAAACCATTAGGAGACTCTTTTAAAATATAAATTGTAGAATTGGTGTTTATTGTAGAAGCATTTTCAATATTTTGATATGCTGTAAAATCAGATGAAGAGACACTTTCAAAAACTTTAACTGTAACTGTATCAGCATCTACAGTACCATCTGGAATAACGTATACTGGATTGTCTTCATACTCTCCAACAATAAATGTTTTAGTTTTTAATGTTCCTTCAAATAAAGGTATCTGATTTGATCCATCCGATTTTTGGAATTCATAAAATCCTGTGCCATCATCAGATGCTGAATATGTTTCTACTGTTTGAAATGTATATTCAATATCATCAACTG